AAATCAAAGTATGCCTCAAGTTCAGTAACAGACTGATCATAGGCGTACCTAAGAGATGTAATGTCGGGATCGTCACTAACGTATGTTAGAGACTCGGAAATAGAATCATTTTGCATTGAGCTTGCCTTTGATGTTGTGGAAAACGTGATAAAAATATTGCTCGTTGGCTCCTATCTTATCACATAACTCGCTGGATTTTATTGAGTAAAGCTCATCGTGGGTAGCTACTTTGCACAAAATCTCCCAAGCAAGCAGTCTATCTATCTGCTCACATATCCATTGACGGTTCATTGTGATGTCATCTGACGTATCTGTAGGACACTCCAACTTCATCTTCAATGGCCTCTATTTTAATATTTTTACCAACCAAGGCTTTTCTTAATTTTCTAGGAACACACACTGGAACCTTCTTATCAATTTCCTTAATTAAAGCGTATATGTATCTGGGATTTGCAGCAGACTTTATAACATACCCTTTGTAGTGTTTGGGAACAATCTCAGGAATGTCTACAGCCATACGCAATATTTCTTGTCCATCTTCATTAATCCACAATGCCTTACCACCTTTTCCCGTAACCATCGAGGAACACAACTTTGATTTAGCTAGGCTAACTAAATTATCTACATCAGCATCAAGCTCCTCAGCTAGTGCTCCTATCCTAATCTTCGGCATTAATATCCTCCTTTTGATTTGCTCGTTGTTAGCAAGCTTCTGTTCTCCATGTGATCTGGGCCTTCTCCTCCATTTGCCATTCGCAAATAACGTATTAGATCAAAAAAATCTTTAAGAGCCTCATCCGCTTTACCTTGTGAATTATAATTTAATAAACTGTCAATCAAATTCCCACATTCCCTGTGTATGTAACACAATGGCCTGTTGGCAGTATCTATTGGATCGTTTGGATTGTAGGTAAACCACTCGTCAACTGCACTAATACCAACCTCTTCCATGCGGCCATCTGATGGATGGAAAAGCATTCCATATTCATCAAACAACATAAACAAATCTTCATTGTTGTCATTCTCCCTAGCAAAATACCTAGAGTCCCCTATACGCTCAAAAACATCTATACCAAGAGTGTCCTCAATCTCTCGGAACAGCTCAGCATATCTTTCTACGTTTAGTCCTAGTTTCTTTGTTGCTGGCCCCACTTTCCATTTGGGATCACCAAACATAGCCCACTCTCCATAGGTATCCCTATCGGGCCACTCCCGGCGAATGTAAACATAGCCGTCCCGATCCACAGCAGCCCATATAGCAGTAAAGTTGCGAGCACCGGCAGGGTCAACCACCTGATAACAAGTGAACCTGCTTTTGTCCGATATGTCGGGAAAGGACATACCATACTTATTCTTTTCCTCACCAAGAACATTAACCTCTGTATTGAAAAGCGGAAGCAACGATGTTACACTTTTTACAGGAACACCATAAGCTCTAACCAATATTTCTTCTTCCGGCCTGTCCCGCAAGTCCTTAGCTATACGCTCATACCCACCAAACGGGTTTTCATCCGAATGCAGGTAGACCACCGAAGCATCACGTTTCGGGCTATATTGCTGTACTGGAAGTTCTCGGTTAAGAAGAATTGCCTTCCTCGTCTTTAATGTTTCGGAACCTTTTAAATATTCGGATATAAACGGAGTGTAACCATTGATCGGGGTGAAAGCTATTAGCATCTTGGAATTCCTAGTAGCCAACCGAAAACGCAAAGTGTTTATCAAAGCATCGTCACCAAGATATTCGTCTAACCACGTTCCAATGTTCAAGTTGTCCCCAGACCTAAACCCAAACTCAAAACCCTCCAATATGGTTTGGTTATTGGAAAACTGGGTGTAGGTTTTAAAATCCACCCTAGTCCTAGTATCAGGAAAAATAAAGCTGCTTCCGGTAAACCCATTCTGCATGGAGTAGTTTATGTAGCCCTCAATACTCTTGGTCTTCTTCTTAAACTCCTTGGGCATCATCTCCCACACCGCAGCTTGCTGCACCTTTACGCTGGTATCAGCGTTCTGGGAAAAACAAACAACATGACCATCTGGGTTGTTTATCACACTCTCCATGACAATTTTGGCACAGCCAGTTGTCTTGCCACTCCGGTTTCCCCCCAAACACAGACACTCGTTGTATGTTCCTAGTCCATCTTTAATACGCTCCCAACCATCTAGGTTAAACCCATGTCTTACCGGATCTTGCTCAGAAGCCTCTATACGTCCCTCATGGGCCTCGTGCAGCTCCTTTAGCACCTTGGGGTGCTTCTCCCCCAAGAACACTATCTCCTCGTCTGTAGGGGGCTTTAATATTGGATGATCGCTAAACTCAATCATTCCGGGAAATAGTCATCCAAGTCCTTCATGGTTGAAGCATTAACAAGTGCTAAAAAAGAAGCCATTTCTTCCTCTAGGTTAGGACTAAACCCTCGACTAAAAGTGTCATATTCAAATCCATTTTTCCCAATAGAGGCTACTAAGAACACTTCCCATTCTGGGTTTATGGTATCCAATGATTTCTCAACTAGCTGAATGTTTCTGTTCATTATAAAATTCTGTTTAGGTCGTGCCTTATTGGATCAGAAGTAAAAGGCTTTGTTTCAATGTGAACTATCTCATGTTCTAGCCTATGGCAGTTGGCACATAGCAAATTGCACTTCTCTAGCTCCTTTAAGAAAACAGTTTTACTGCTCACTGCTTTTCTAAAGTTTTCTGAAATTTTAAACTTTTTGACACCCCTTGCATGGTGACAGTCAAACTGAATGGGCCTTCCCTCAAAACCACACCTAGAACATTTCCAACCCCCAAAATGGTTTTTAATAAGCTCATCTCTCTGGGCTCTCGCCCTATTATTACTGCATTTTCTACATCTAGGCTTATACCTCTTCTTACCCCTATCTTGACCGTTGCTATGAAACTCGGTAATCGGTAGATCTTGGCCGCAGTCTTTACACTTCTTGGTCAACAACTACCTCCGCTTTTTTCATGCTAGCTATACGCTCCCTAGCAGCCTTCACCGTAGCCTCATAGTCCTCTTGGCTAACCACCTTACGCTCCTCTACAATGGTACTAGCTTCTCCCCTGAATGTGTTACTTCCCTTCTCTGCCTTCTCCAATGCAATGGCTAAAGGCAACAAATCCCTGAAGCTGGCCTTTATCTCCCCGGCTTCCATCCTCTCTCTTAGCTGCTCTATCAAATCCTCCTCTAACGAGGACAGTTCCAAGAATGCTCTGCCCCTCACCTTGCTTCCTAGCTGCTTCCACTTACCCGTGAAGTCGGCATAGTCCAACAGGACGTTTACAATTGTTTCACGTTTGAGCCCATACTTCTTTATCATCTGGGTCTGGGTCACACCAGTAGCGTGTAGGTACAATATTTCCGCAGTTTTCTCGGGGTTACTCTTGGACAATATGCTATTGTTCTTAGGATTGTGTTCTTGGATCTCCAAGATTCCCTCCCGATTTGAGTCTATTAGTTCCTCCTTCGCCGCCATCTACACACCCCCCAATAGCCCTAAGCCCTTATTTGTCAATATTTTTTACAGGGCTAGTAAATACATATATACGCGACAAGCACCGCCTCCCCGACCCCCTCCCCGCAAGCGAGTGCGTATCCGCTAAGCAACTACAAGCAAGCTCGGCGGTCTTAGTTGATCTGTTATTTTTTGGGGTGGGGTGTCCTATTTGCAAGCCACTGAAAACGCAACGGGAGCCACAAAACCCTACTCAATGGGAAAAAAGTTCACTTTGAAAGACGTTTTTTCTTGCCGGTTTGGGAAAAAGGGCTTTTTATTGGCGTTAGAAATTAACCATTAACCAAAAACCAAAAAAGATTATGAGTAACGAAAAATACAACGGTTGGACAAATAGAGAGACTTGGCTAGTAAACTTGCATTGGGGCGATACAATCGCCGAAGTGTTTGAAGAAATAGACCTTTTAACCCTAGCGGATTGTATAGAGGATTTTGTTTGGGAGCGCTTAGACGAAGAGCTGACCACAAATTCAATTTTCCGGGATTTCATTGACCTTGCAGTCGTTGATTGGCGCGAGCTTGCCGATCATTATATTTCAAGCCCGGAGCTTGTAATACTAACCGATAACCAATAAAAGAAAATGAAAATAGAATTAAAACACTGTGAAAGCCCTTACGGACTATTTTGCTACAGTCTAAAAAGTAGAACCGGTGAAACAATCTTTGCACTGGAGGCATTTGAAAACGCCATTGAGTTTGGCAAGGCAGTTTATGAGGAGGCGTTCAAGTATTATGATTGGCTTACGTCAGCAAAACTAGCCGCAAAATTCTCACTTGAACTAGAAAAAGATGCTCGCAAAATTTGGAACTCCGACTGGGAAGATACTTTCCGTGGAGAGCTTGAAGCCTACCCGTTCAAAGGCTGAATCAACCCTTAAAATTGCGTGAACATTTGCCCTCACTCCTTCAAGGGGTAGGGGGCAGCCTTCACTCAATAACGTAAACTAAAAGAAAATACTAATAAAAATGAACACAAAAGAAAAAGAAATAACCGACAAACAGGCCGAGCAAATTATTGAATGGGAGGCGCAAGCCTTAGCTGATTCAATAGGCAATTGCCTTAAGCTCAACGAAGAGTTTTTGGAACGCTATTGTTCAAAGGAGCTTGCCGAAGCACTCAAAGAAATACCCGAAGAGGATAGGGAGTTTCACTTGCAAGATCATATCGGGGATTGGAGGGAGCTCAACTACTTTGACTCGGGCCGTGATATCAACTTGCCAGTTGGTGAAATTGAGTGGCAAGACGAAGAGGGCGACTTGCAATATGTTGAGTGCTTAGGGATTGCCTTCAAGGTAGATGTTGAGGGGCTCAAAGAAGATTGGAAGGAGTGGAACAAATAACCAATATGAAAACAGAACCAATTGCAAAGATAACCTATAACCAATACAAGCGACTCAAGGCACTGTCCGTTGATCAACTTATGGACAAGCACTTTTTGCCAGTGGAAGGGGCAATAAACATTTTCAATGAATGCAAGCGGATACACGACATTGAATACGGCCCGCTCAAATGCTCCGAAACTACCGAGCCTTGGGTTAACCGAAAAATTGAGGCTATGGAAGTGACGGCCTATGAATAACCAATAAAAATGGAAGCTGAACTAATAAGAATAATAGCGGGGGCCGTTGTCCTTGCATCACTAATGATAATAAAACTAAACGAAAAAGAAAATGAAAAGAAAGATAATTGAAGGGGTTGACGTAATTATAAAGCCCCAAGTTTACGGCCATTCAGTATCCTTGTTGGGGGATTATTGCTCAAATTTTGGGCAAGTAAATAAAGAGGGGAGGCTTTCAATGGATTGGGAGTGGGGAACTACTCCGAAGGTTGTGGATTTTATTAAGTCACAAACTAAGAAAGGGGGAGCGGAATGACTGCTTGGCTCCTCTTTCTAAAAGCCCTTGCTCTCGTTGAGAGTGGGGGCAACCCTCAAGCCATTGGTGACGGCGGGGCAAGTTGGGGCAAGTACCAATTGCAAGCTGCCTATGTCCAAGATGCTAGCGAGTGGGGGCTAGCTAACGGGGTGATTGACAAGCCCTTTGAGCATAGTGACGCCTTCAATCCGAAGCGAGCCGAGCTTATTATCCAATGTTATATGGGAAGATATGCAACCCCTAAGAGACTAGGAAGGCAACCAACAATTGAAGACTGGACTAGGATTCATAACGGGGGGCCGAGCGGTCACCGGAAACTAGGGGCAACGCAACCGCATTGGAACAAAGTGGAAAAAGAACTTGCAAAGCTAGGGTTTTTCAACTCTAGTAATAACTGAACCGGGCAACACGCCCACTAATGAAAGGAAAAAAATGGATAAACAAAAAGTGCATGAACTAATACACTCCGCAAGGGAGTACCTCCGAAGCGGGGGAAAGGAAGCAAGGGAATTTACTGATGAAAAACTCAGTCAAGCCGACTCCATCTTGAGCGATAGCATCGCAATGGATGAGCTCTACAAGGATGAGCTTTACAGGCTAGACTCTGAACCAACACACCAAGAGGTGGATAGCCTCTTTGATCAACTCCAAAGAGGGGAGGGCAACCTATCCCGATGAGAGAGATAGAAGTGGGAGAGCTAACGGTGTCCGTTGACTCGGACGGATACGTTCAGTC